CACCGCAACGCGACAAAGGCCGCCAGGCGACTGCGTGATGTTCGTGATATTGACCGACGAAACCGCCGGGCTCACGCCATCGAAGCGGAACCATTCGTTTGCATGGTCGTAGGCGATGTCGAGACCGAGGTCGATCGTGCCCGACTTACGCATTGCGATGCCCGCCCACTTGTCGTGAGAAGGCATGAGCACCGAGAGGCCGCCAAAGCCCGGCGTGTTGAACGCATTGTGCGGACCCGGCAGACCGGCAAAATAGTTGCCGTGATAATTTGGATCAGTCGGCGAGTTCTCCATCTCGCCGGGGTAGTTGTCTTCGGCCGTCCAGCCGTGATCGCTGGCCGCATCCTCGAACGAGCCTGTGCCGCCGATGACCGTCGAGCCGATACCCGACACCCAGAAGCGTTCGCGCAGGATCGTCTCGCCGGGCTTGGAGTTCTCCACCACGAACGACATCGTGCGCGACGTCTCGGTTGGCGCCTGGTCGAACCGGGTTTTCCACCCCACGGCCCGCGCCCAATTCGGGTTCATGAAGAAGTTGCGATAGGTTGCCGCGCCCGTCGGTCCGTCCGTGTCCGACGTGGCGCGGAATTCGTTCGACGCGGCCACCCAGATCAGGTTGACCTCGGTCCCGGCCACCCAATAGCCCGGCACCGGCACAGTGCCGTCATTGCGCTTGATCGCCTTCGCGCCCGTGTTGGCGCCGGTGCGAGTGTTGGTGACATCCAGTGTCGGTGCGGTGCCGGAGCCGCTCACGAACCGGACCGGAAAATGCTTCTGGTCCGACAACATCGTCGAGTTGCCGGTCAGGTAAATCGACGCAGTGAAATTCGGGCCGCTCGTCAATCGGAACGGCTTGATCAATCGGTTCGGGTTGGCGAGCTTCAGGTCGAGCGGGTTGTCGTCGCCAGGCGCCCAAGGCGTGTTGTACTGGAGGAAGCCCTGTTGCCCGACGCTCGTCTTCGGCAACGGGAAGAAAGCGCCATCCTCCGGATCGCCCATCGCAAGATAGACGCCGATTTCTGGCGTGTCGCCGGGATCGCCGATGATCAGCGAGCCCGCGCGAACCTTGCCGCGGCCACCCGTTTCGACACGGAAAAGTGGATGGTTCTCTGACAGGCGCACCGGCGAGCCGAACAGGAATCCATCGCCGCCGCCGTTCTTGATCGTGAAGACCGGTTGCCCGCCGACATGCGCGTAGTACTCGACGTCCGGCGTCACCTCGATGAAGCCGATGCCGGGAATGCCAGCCGGCCCGGGAGGGCCGACGTTGGTATCGAGAACGTCCTTTAGCGCCAGCGCATCGGGCGGTTCAACGCCCGGCGGCACCAGCGATATGCGGGCCTTCAGGTCCCACAGTTCGCGTACCGACGTTTGCAGCCGAATATAGGCATAGTTGCGCTGCCGCGCCGTGGTGCCCCCGTCGGTGAAGATGTCCTGCGTAAAAGGTGCGCGGTTGCCGACGACCACGATGGAGGCCGTGACCGGATTGTTGATCGTAACCTGTGCGTCGGTCCATGGCAGCGGCGAGCCGGACGCCGAGGTGAGCGTGTAGTTTCCCGGCGCGAGCAGCACCCCGTCCGCGTAGACATCGACCTCGCCGGCACCGTAGATCGGGAAGTTGGCCCCGAGCGGGACCGGCCCGGCGCTGGCGACGAGATTCGTCGTCGCAATGCGAGTTACGTTCGGTAGCGAGGGAACGGGAGAGAGTGCCATGCGGGCCAAGGTGCCCGCGGCAGGATCAGGGGCAACGCACCGCCTAGAACGGCAGCGCCGGCGTCGCGCCCTGTGGCGGCTGCTTCTGCGGAATACCCATCGTCTCGTTGAAGCCGACTTCGGCCTCGTTGATCAGGCCCCTGAGAAAGAAAAGGTTCTGGTACGGCAGCAACCGGCGCAGGCGCGTCGTATCACCGCCGGTGAAATCCCCGCTCAGCGCCCCGCCCGTCGCCGCCGCGACCCCTTCCACCTTGCCGGCGGTCGGACCGAGGAACGTCGCCAGGATAGAGCGAGAGGCGTAGCGGGACAGCGGCTTGTCCGCCCCGATCAGCTTGTACATATCGACCTGCCCGCGCGTGGCCTTGGCCGTGATCGAGTTGATCTCGTCCATCCAGCCGGTCACGCCGGACCGCGAAATGCCCTCTTTCACGAGTTGCTTCGGATCGGTCTCAAACGGGCGGCCCGACACCAGCGTGTAGAACCGATACGATAGGATCCCGAGCGCCACCGCCGAGAACAGCCCGGCCAGCGTCCGCCCGTCGCGCTGCTGCATCTGGGCGAGCAGTGTCCGCTCATGCGTGCCGGCGACGAAGCCTTTGAACTGCCCGAGCAAGGAGCCGACCGGCCGCGACATCCAAAGTGCTTTTTCCGCGCCCGGCGTCACCACCGCGATATCCACCTCCCGCGCGAGCGCGCCCTCAAAGACCTGCCGGAGCCTGGCATCCGTCCAGTCCTCGGTGTTGGCGAGGCGGACTCCCCGGATCACCTCACCGCCCCCGTTCTCGAATTGCCGCCAGATCGCAGCAGCATCGGCAGCCGAGATATTGCGGGCGGCCAGATTCGCAATTTCCTGCTTTGTTGCGGTGCCGGCCACCACCCGCTGCATCGCCCGCAGCATGTCGTTGGCGACGACCGAGGCCGCAACCGTCTTGACGGTATCAGTGAACCACGCCTGCCCGTTGACCAGTTGCGACTTGTCCGCCGCCCACCGAACGCCTCGCTCGAATTTCGACCCGGGCTGGTGCTGCTCGAGGACGTCTGTCAGGGCATGGCTTCGGAGATTCAGCGCGGTCTCCACGGCAATTTGTGCGGCCTTGGCCTGCCGGAGCGCCGCGCCCTTGAACTCGTCACGGCTAGCCATGCTGGCGAGGAAGGGCGCCCATCCATCTCGGAACGTGCTACCGAGCCCGTAGCGGAAGATCACGCCCGCCATGTCGCCCATGCTGTTGAGCGCCGCAGTCCCGAGGTCCGTCACCGTGTTGTAGCCGCTAGCGATGCGCGCGAGCTTGGCCGCCCGCCGCTGCATCGGATCGTCCGAAAGACCATAAACGCCGCGCAGCTTGTCTCGCACCGCGGCCAGGTCCTCGATATTCCTCTGGCGCTCCTTTTCGATCTTGGTCCGCTCCGCGTCGGATTTGGCCGCCGCCACCCGCCGGTTCGCGTCCTCGTCCAGCTTGCGGAAAGCCTGCCGCATCTCGACGTCGCCGAACCGTTCTGCAATGAAGCCGTCCGGCAACACGGTCCCAAGCACACGGTGCAGCAGGTGCTCCGTGTCGTGCTCGACAAAATCCCAGATCAGGTTCGTCGGAATCGCCCACTCGCGGGCATTCAGCGAGCCCCGCGCCGGCGGCTCATCCGATGGCACACCGCTCCGTGGACCACCCGACGGCGCGTCGTATGGCAGGCGCCCATCCGGGCCGCCCAGCCACCGGTTAATGATCTCGTCTGCCCGGCCGCCGAGCTCGTCCCGCGAAAGGTCGCGGTCGCTGTCAAGGATGCGCTTCACCACCCGGTCCACGGCGGGATCGGCGGCCCGCAGACGCGGCTCGTCCGGCGCCCGGCCCTCTGCGGCCTTATCGCGCGCCTTCAGCGCCGAGACCGCATCCGCCGAGCTGTTGCCCTTCCAGTCGCGCAGATCCTGCTCCATCCGCGCGCGGAGCTCGTCGGCCTCACGTTCGGCGATCGCCCGCGCCTCGTTGGTGATGTCCCGCTTGATGTCGTACAGCACCGTCCGGTCGCGCAGGATTTCCAGCCGGTTGCGCGCCGGCCGCGCCGCGAGCTCGGCTTCGCTCAATCGGGCGCCCTCGCGCGAGATCGCGCCCCGGACCGTGCCTTGCCGTTCCTGTGCCTTGGTGAGCGCAGCCCGGGCCTTGGCGAAGTCCTCCCGGATCAGCGCCGCATCGTCCTCGACGCGCGTCCGCTGGATGGCTGTGCCCTCTGCCATTTGCTCCATGCGGGCGAGCATCTCGTCCACCTCGGCAAAGCGCAGGCGGCCCTCCTGCCCGGACAGCAGCTTGGCGATGTCTTCGCGCGTGCGATCGAGCCCGGCACTGCTAAGCGCCTCTTCGATCGCATCGGAGATTTTCGAGGCTTCGATCGCCTGCCCGTTCTTGCCGGCGAGTTGGGCTTCCGTGAACCACCAGGGATTCCGGCCAGACCGCAGCGATTCCTCGATTGCCGCCTGTACCTCATCCGGGCCGAGGCGCTCTGCGATCGACGGGAATTCATCGGCCAGGCGCTCGCCCCACTCGTCTAGCGTCCGTCCAGCCGTTTTGCGTACCAGACCCGGGATCTTCGCATCCAGCAGCGGCGTCAGCTGCGCCCGGTCATCGCCGAGGTTCGGATCGCGGCCGTTCAGGCGCATTTCGGCCTGCGCGTCGCGCATTTTCACGCCGCCCTGCCGCGCAACCCAATGGGCGAAAGACTGCTCGCGCACGTACTTCCGCTTACCCGTCAGAATGGCGACGGCGTGCTTCCGGGCGCCCTCGCCAATGATTTCGTCGGCTTGTTGCCGCTCCAGATCGACCAGCGTTTGCAGGTTCGGCGTGACCGATTCCTCGACACGGCCGAGCCGCCGCGCCTCGGCATCCAGTTCATCGAGCCGCGCCAGCGTCGCCGGGTCGCGGATGGTCTGGCGCATCGTGTTAATAAATTCGACCAGTTCTGAGGCCTCTTCCTTCAGGAGCCCGACGCGATCTGAAAGAACATCGACGCGGCTATCGAGCCTCTTCACATCGCTCGCACGCTCGCGCAGGGCACCCGCGGTCTGTTGCTCCCGGACGTCAATCCGCTCGAGCACGGCGTCGAGCTTGGCGACCTGGGCATCGATCGCCTGCTTTCGTTCCCACATCTCCGACAGGCGTTCCTTCGTCGCGGCCTTGGTCGCCTGTTCGCCGTCCAGCCAGTCGGTGATGATGTCGCGCAGTTCGCTGCGCCGCGCCGCGATCGTCTCCCGGTTCGGCAGCCGCGCGAACCACGTCGGATCGCCCGCGGCGCCTTCCAACTCCTCCGGGAGCAGGCCGATCTTCTGCAGCCACTTTTGCGTCGGATCCAGCACGTTCTTGCGGATGGCCTGCGCCGCCTGCTGAACTTGCGGAATTTCGTGCACGTCGCCGTTCATCAGCGCGCGCGTCACTTCCGCCTTGAACCCACCATAGGACAGGCGCTCCCCAGCCTGCCCGGTCACGTCTTCAAGCAGTGCCCGGCCCGTCGCCAGGCGCTGCCCTTCCAGTCCGCGATAGGCGACGAAGGCGCTTTTCAGCTCCTCCCCCGACTGGATCATCAGGTTTGCCTTGGTCGCGCGCACCAGGCGGTCAACCGTGGTCCCGTGCTGCGCGGTCGTGACGCCCTGTTCGGCGTCCTTGAACCGCAGCGGCGTTTCGACCAGATCGGCCATGGCCCGCTTCGCCTCGACATTGCCACCCCGGAACGTCCGCAGCGTCGGTGACGTCGACAACAGCCACTCTGCCGCCCTGTCCTGAAACGACGGCGGCACGTTCGCCCGAACCCACCCAGGCGTGAACTCCACGAGCTCAAGCTGCCGGGCGTCCGTCTGCGCAGCGCCGACCGAGCTATCGAATCCGATCGACCGGCCCACCGAGACGCGATCGGCCTCGAACATCTGCTCGAGCGCGGCCCGTTCAGGGCGGCTGAGCAGCGCGGCCGCGCCCGAGCCGAGCAGCGCGCCCAGGATTGTCCCGGTGCCGATGCTGATCGCCGACGTTTCACCTGTTCGGGTGATTTGCGAGGCTTGCAGCGCCGCCTCGGAGACGCCCGCCTGAAAGCCGGAATAGGCGCCGACCCGCGCCGCCGTCCGGGCGATCCCGACCGCGCCGCGCGCCGCGCTAATCTCGCCGCCGATCGGAATCAACAGCGTCGGATCGAGCAGGCCGGCCAGCACCGACGCCGCGGTGCCCCAGCCGCCGGCCGCGTCCAGCGTTTCGCGATCGCGGTCCTCCTGATCGATCCGGGCGCGCAGAGAATCGTACTGATCCCGGTTCGTCACCGACACGAAGTCGTCCAGATAGCGCTGCTCGTATTTCGAGCCCTTGAAGCCTGGCTCGTTCAGCGGGTTGAAATTCTCATCGACCGCAGCATTGCCGCCGCTCAAGGCGGCGAACACGGAAAAGATGGGGTTGTCCAGCCGGAACGCGGCGCCGAGCGTCTGCACCGGCGTCGGGTCCACGCGCAGCAGCGGGCTGACCGGCTCCGGTACGGTTGAGCCTCGCAGGGCGAGAATGTCCTCTTCAGCCATCAGAGCTTCGCCTCTTCTGTGAGATGAAGCTCCTCAGCGTAGGCCGTGGCATCTTCCGGCGTTTTGAACTTGCCGAGATGCTTCCCGGTCTTGCGATACTGCTTGATCGCCTCGTCTTCGGTCAGGATACGACCATCATCGCTGACCATCGGAATGAGAATTTCCTTTCCGTCTTCCTCAAACGACATAGACAGAACTGTGCTGGTATCGTCCCCGTTTGGCACGCGAGGCCGGGTAGTGAGATCGATATTCCCCCGCTCGACGAGGCCCGCGATGTTGTCGCCTTGAGCCCGCGCGGCCCCGCCCGTGTCGTTCAGGCCAACGATGCGCTGTTCATCCCGCCGCCCTCGCTCCGCTTCGAACCGCGCCCGCGCCGCTTCCTGGGCCTGCGCCGGATCGAACGACAGGCGGCCCGGCATCACCTCGTACTGACCATCCCGCTGGATCACGACCTGATAGGACGGCGGACGGCCCTGGCGGATGTCCGCCTCCGTGGTCGGATCGGCAACGAGCCGATAGTCGATCACCGGCTGCACCTTGAAGCCGCGAATAACGGGCGCATATCGCTCCGTGTCGCCCGTGAACTCCAGCATGCGGGAGACGATCTTCTCGTCGGCCTGCGCCTTCAGCCAGGCGTGCGAGTCATCGACCAGCGGGTAACTGGCTTCCGGCGGATGCTCCATGATCGCGCCGCCGGCGAGCGCCGACGGCCGCCACTTCTTCTGCACCGCTTGCATCGCCAGTTTCCCGGCCTGCCCCTCATTCCCGCTCCGGACGTAATAGTCCGCAAATTCCTGCTTCCACTCGTTCAGCATCTTGCGCGGCAGCACCGCGGCGTCGGCGGACGCCGGAACACCAGGCGCGAAGCCCGAGCCCAGGAAGGTGTAAGTCCAGCCGCCCATGCGGTTGACGATATCCTGCGGCGTCACCTTGTCGACCAGCTTCAGCGCCGCCTCGCGCGCGTCTTCCCGCGCCTTGCGCTGCATGGGGTCCTCGTAGCGCCGCTGCTCCTCGGCAATCTGGCCCGGGCTCATGGTCGACTGCCGGGTAATCCAGTCATCGAGCCGCACGCGCGCGTCCTTGGTAAACCGCTGCTCGAATTCCAGCGGGTTGCGCCGGCGCTCGACGTCAAGCAGCGCATAGGCCGCCTGCATCTTCTGGGGATCACCGGTCGTGGTCAGGCCAAGCAGCGCATCGCGCAAGCCATCCTTGCCGAACGCCACCCGCCAATCGTCCGCCGATAGCGTCCTGGTCATGGTGTTCAGCGTCGCGACGACCTGTTCCGTGGAGCCGTTCGCCAGCCCGTATTTGAGGGCTTCGATGTCGCGATCGCTGAAAAGGCCACCGACCTCCATATCGGAGGCCCAATGCTGCACCAGCCGCTGATTGCGCTGGCGCGCGTCGATGCCCGCGGCGAGCGCCTCCGGCGACGAGAGGTCCAGCGGCGCCGTCGGCCGCGCCACCTCCGGCATATAGAGTTGCGCCGCCTGCGAGGTATCGTCCTTAACGACCGTCTCGACGTTCTTGAGCTGCTTCTGCACGCGATCCGCGACATCCCGGGCCGCCGGCGGGGCTTTGCCCTGTGCCGCTGCCTCGTTCAGCCCGTCGAGAATTTCCCGGGCCCGGACCGGACCTTCCGCCATCACGGCCTGAGCGCCGCCTTCCGCGGCGAAGTGTTCGCCGATCGACTTGCGCAGCTTCGCATCGCCGATCATCGGCGCGAGTTCAGCCAGTGCCGCATATTCGTCCGGCGTCGCCTGCTGGCCCGCCTTGTGCGCCGCCTCGACGCGGTCGAACACTTCCTTGGCGCTGTCGTCGTAAATTTTCTGCACGCGCTGCACGGCGGCCCCGTAGGCCTGGCTCACGGCAGGATCGGCGCCGAGGCCACCGGCGACGCCGCGAATGACGTTCGCTTCCGACTGCCGACGATCGGCATTGATGCCGCCGTTGTGACCGCGCAAACCGTATACCGCACGTGCGATTTCGTGGACGTCACCGGTGCGCACCGCCGCCACAACACTATCCGGCAGCTCGCCGTAATTGTAGGCGACGGACGTCAGCCCGGCGCGCGCGTTGTCCGGGAGCGCCTTCCATGCCGCCTCGCCGACCTGCCCGGTCGCAACGCCCTCGAATTCCGTGACCCGCCGCGCAAGATCGCGCTCCGCATCCTCGCGCGAAACCCGCGTGCCGGCGGTGACGGGAACGACCGTCCCGTCCGGCCGCGTCACCGTGTCGGAGCCGAACCCCGTCCGCAGCGCGTTCACGTCCCAATACGGCGTCTCGCGGAATCCTTCGAAGCGCCGCAAGAGCGCCGCCGCACTGCCGCCGCCGCTCGAGGCCACATCGCCCCGCGCCTGCGACGCCAGCTGCTCGCGCAGATCCCGCATCGCCTGCGCCCGCGCGCCAGGCAACCCGGCGGTGATCATCCCCGTGTACTGCGCTACCGTCCGCGCCGCCGTCAGTTGCGACGCAAGCCCGTACTGGCGCAGGCCCCGCGCCTGTGCGATCAGCCCGGAAATGCTCTCGTTGTCCGGCTTCAACTCGCCGTTCTGCAGGCTCGTCACCATCGAGCCCGCGCGCAGCTTCAACTGGTCGATGTCCGCCGCGCGCACCGCCGCGCTGCCCTGCACCGCCGACACGATGCGGTTGCGATAGGTGATCTTCTCTTCGGGCGTCAGCTTCAGCGACGGCTCGTCCAACAGCGTTTCCACGCGCTTGAACGTGCCGGCGAGATCGCCCGTCGCATTGAAGATTCGCCGCGCGTCGCCGGTGATGACCGCGACCTCGGAATTGCGGAAACGTTGCTGCAACCGTTCTTCCGCGGTTTCACGTGAAACCTTGAACCGCGGATCGGCCTGCTGCTCCTCTATGATCGCGCGATAGTCCTGCCACTTCTGCCGATACTCGTCCGTGTCGACGCCTCCGGTTTCGGCGAGCGTCGTCAGATCGCGGTCCAGCTGCTGTTCGCGCGTCTTGAACCGATCGGCATCGCGCGCCGTGTCGATGCGGTATTTGTCGGCCATCAGGCCAGTGGTGTGGCCGGCGATCGCGCGGCCAAGGCTGGCTTGCACCGCAGGCCGCGCCGCCTCCGGCGCGTTGGAAAGGCTTTGGCTCAGGTAGGCTTCCGACGCCGCGCGAAACCCGTCCGGGTCGTTCGCGTGCTGGATTCGCAGCCGCTGCAGATCGACCTGCGCCTGCGTCTCCTTGGCCGCCATGAACGCGACCTGCGCCGAGCGGTTATAGGCCCGCCCGGCCCGGCCGGTGAACAGCGGCATCTCCTCATAGCTCGGATTACCCGCTTCGTCGTAGACGACGGCCTTCCGGCCCTGCTCCTCGCCGACCGTTTCGGCGACGTCGGAAATCCCCTGGCCGAGATTGTCTAGAGCCCGGCCGAGCTCGCGATAGGGCGCGGCGCGCTCGCTTTCGCTCAGGGCCGAGCGTGTCACTTGGGTCGTGATGAAACGTCGCGGAACCGTCGGCAGCTTGACCACGGCCTACCTCCTGCCCGACACGTGCCGCAGACCGGTGCCAGCCATTTCGATGTTACCAGTGATCAGCGCCAGCCGCGCCGACCGCCGCTTGGCCGCCGCCGCCGCATCGTAGTCTGCCGCCTGGGCCTCCTGATTGGCGCGCTGCGTCTTGATATTACGTTCGGCGATCCGGCGCTCCTCGCCTTCGATCGCATCCTGCGTCGGCGAGTCCATCGACACGCCGGCCGCCGCCCGCGCCGCGCGAATGTTACCCAGCGTGCTCTGCAGCTCCTCGCGCATGCGGGTATCGGTTTCATCGGCCGCGGCGCGCGCCAACACCCCGGCCGTCTTCAATCGGCTTGCCTCCGCGCTCGCGGCCTCTGCCTTGCCGCGCGAGGAGACATAGGAGCCATACATGCTGAGGCCGGTAGAGCCTATGGCCGCAGCGGCCGCGATTGGTGCAGCGAAAGCCATCAGATCGTTGCCTCCGGCGAAAATTCGATCAGCGTCATCTTGCCCACCGTCGTCTGCCTGATCGTCAGATCAGGATCGAAGGCGCTCATCGTGTGCCTGAAGCGGTGCTCCTCCAGCCGCGTCGGCGCCTCCAGCGTGTTGTCGTCGCGCTGCTGATGCGCCGGCCGCTGCTGCACCCGGCCCACCCCGTCCTCGACCTCGAACGCGCAATTGCGCTGCAGCGTCCAGGCCGAGCGATTGACCCGCCGCCGCCGGTGCCGCTGCTTCCGCGACACGCCGGGATCTGCATGCCACACGAACGGCCCAACCTCCGTCGCAAAGAACAGCCCGACGCGCCAGCCGCTACCCGTGACGTCATCGCCCTCGACCGTCAACAGATTGCCCAGCGCGTCAACCGACCGATCACCCCAATCGCGCGCGCCCATGCGCAGCCGCACCGTGCCGCCACGGAACATCCACAGCGGCCCCATGCCAAACGGCTTGTCCGCATCGAGCGCGGCACCAGGCGTGACCGGATCGACCTCGACATCCGTCAACGCGGTATTCGTGAACTCTTCGGTGTAGCGGAACGTGTTGCCGACGATAGTCTTCGTCGAATTGACCAGCGCGCCCGTGGTACGAGAGGAGGCCCACGTCACCGCAGCACCGCCGTCCCACTGAAACCAGCCGACGTTCTCCTCGACCGGATCGAACCGGCCGACGATCATCGTGCCATCGCCCATGACCGCAAGCGCGAGCTGATCCGGATTGCCGGCCTCGCCGGTCTGGTAGGCGAGCGCCACCGGCGAATTCACCAGCGACCGGCATCGCGGCGTCAATTCGCGCACAATGTACGGCCGCGTCGTCTGTCCGGTCTGGACGATAGCCCACACGCCGATTGCGCCGGAATCGACGAACAACACCGACGAGCCCGTGGTCGATGCCCGCACCGTCGCCGACACGCCCACCTCGTCGATCGGTCGGAATTCCACCGATCCCGAGACCAGCGGGCTGTCCGCACTCACCGGGATATAGAACACACCGCTTTCGGTCAGCACGAAGATGTCAGGACCCGGCGCAATATCAACGATGCGCGGCTGCCCGCGAATCCGCTCAAAGAGCGCAGCATCCGGAGCACCGGTCACGCCGAAATCGTTGTAGACGTTGATCGTGGACCACGCGATTCCATCCGGGTAGGACGGGATCTGACAGAACGCCACGCGTGCCAGATCGGACGTCACCGACGCGGGCCAACCCCGGAGGCCCGACATCACAGGCTCGTCCCAGATCGTGATCGGGTCCGGCGTTGGCTGTAGGGGTGCCGTCGCGGTAATCAGCGCGCGCGCCTTCGGGCCAATAACTTCGTCTGGCGCAGAAAGGTTCAGATTGCCGCTTTCGACGATGATGTGCATCTCCGTCGCGGAAAGTACGTTCGACACGTAGCCTTGAGCGCCATTCGTCTTTAGCTGAACGATGTCGCCTGCATTGAATGCGGTGAAGCTCTGGCCGCCGCCCGCGTTCAGCAGGTACGTCTTCGGCAGCTCCTCGATGACGTTCCCTGTCAGGACGGTATCCGACGTGAAGCCCGTGATTTCAATTTCGCGCCCATAGTAGCGGATGCGCGTTCCGGCGTAGCCCGCCACGAAGACGCCGGCCGACGCCGTGATCGTGATGCCGCTGCCGACATAGCCGGCCGGCTGGATCGTCACACCCGGATCGGCCAGCCGCGAATAGGGCTGCAAAATCTGGCCGCGCAGACCCACCCCGAAGGCAAACTCCGCGATAGTCCAGCTGGGCGGCGCGCCGTCGCAGTCAATCACCTGCGGCTTCATTCCCGAAAGGCAAATGATGATCTTGTCACCGAACAAGTCCCAACGCAGTTTCGTGCATTCCGCATCGGTCCACGGCAGGCCCGTAAACACCTTCTGTTCTGCGCCGCTGCCGCGATCGCGAATGACCAGCCTGGCCGCCCGGAAGCACAGCAGATAGCGCGAACCAGTCGACATCTTGATGTCGTCAACCCGCACATCATGGACCGACTTCAGTACCCGTCCCATGCGCGTGTCGGTAGGCCCCGTCGGCGCCGGCAGATTGTTCCGCGCCTTGCGCAGCGATGTCCGCGCAATCTTGGTATCGTCACGCCGCAGCCCGATCGCGTCGATTTGCCCGCCGCTGAAATCAACCTGCGCATCGATATTGCGCGGCCTCATCGGGACACCCGCCGATAGCCACGCCGACGGCTCGCGACACGGCCGACGCTCAGATCACGCGCCGGCTCTTCCTGATTGTCGCGCGAACGCGCCTGATCGATGATCAGATTGGCCTTGGCCTCGAGATCATCCGCTCGCTGCAGGTCCTCCTGAAGCCCGCCGATGACCCCGGCCCTGATGTGCTCGACCAGGCCCAGCACGAACAGGTTCGACGCCGCGTCCGGACCGACGACCACGACGTATTCCGCGGTGACGCCCGCCGCCTGCGAAACGTCGGTGCAGAACTTGCCGTCCAGCACTTCGTACTTATCGATCTTGAGCCCGCCGCTCCACAGCGCCAGCACATGCACAGCGCCCGGTGGCCGCAGATAGGCATAGTCGAAATTCTGGGAAGGGTTACTCCCCGCCTCGACCAGCACCTCCATCCTCGTTGCGAAATTCCAGCCGTGCTTCTGGATCAGCACCGGCAGAATCAGGTCGTAGCGGGCCGAGCACACGTCCCATTCGGCCGAACCATCATCCTCCGTCTGAGGCGGATTCTCGCCGCACAGCATGCAGGCTTTCTGGATGATATCGAGCTTGGTGAATGAGGTCGGCATGCCGGCGACACTGCGCCACCCTCAAACAGCGGCAACGCACCCACAAAACGAAACGCCCTGCCGGGGGGCAGGGCGCCGCCTAATTCGCACCGGAAGCAGGGGCCGGCGCAGATCAGTCCTTGACGCGATCCTTGAAGACCGCGACGATTTCGGCCTTCGTCTTGGCATCGCCGAGGTCGAGATTTCGCTTCTCCGCTTCGGCCTTGAGCTGGGCGATCGTGAGATCGTCCCAATCCGCCGCGTCGGCCTTCGCGGCCGTGCGGGGAAGCTCCATCATATACTGATCGGGGAAGCGAGCCATCGCCTCCTTCGCGTCGATCCTGAACAACTCGACTTCGATCGGCTCCGCGTCCTTTTTGGCCACGTACCAGACTTTGGTCTTCATGGGGGTAACGGGCATGGCTTACGGCTCCAGCATGACCGCGACGCGGGCGGTGATCGACGGCGTGGTGCCGGCAACCACGAAGTTCGCCCGCAGATAGCGGTAGGACGTGTCGTCCTGGTAGTTGGTGAATGGCAGTTCGTACCGGCCCGGCGTCGATGTCTTGGCGCCGCCCGGACGAACAGCGGTGTTGCCGAGCGTCATCTCGGCCAGGTTCTCGATATCCGAGGCGAACGTCGCCGAGGACGAGCCTTGGATCACGATGCGATAGGCCTGATCCGCGCCGCCGGCCGTGATCGCCGAAACGTCGATCAGCGCCATGGCATCGAGGCGGGAGTTCAGGCCAACATCGATGATTTGCGGGTTGTTGAGCGTCCCGTTGATGGTCGCCTGACCAACCCGGGAGGCGGCGATCGCAACCAGCCCGTTTTCGAGCAGGTTGTTCGCGTCGAAGGTGTAATTGCGCTGGGCCATCTGGCTTCTCCGATCAGGCCGCGAAGGCCGCGTTGGTGATGGAGGTCAGGCGGGCGAGGCAATACTTGTGCTCGTCCACCAGACCCACGTCCCATGAGACGTGCGTGCGGAACGTGATGCCGTCCTGCAGCAGCCCGATGTCGTTGACGTCGAGCGGCTTGATCTGCAGGCCGCGCAGCTTGCCCTCGCCGAACGCGACGACATAGAACGAAGTCGTCGCCGCCGCGCCGCCGCCGACACCGACTTCGGTGAACGGCAGGACGTCGCCGTGATCGTCCTTGGGGTAACCCCACAGGATCGGCAGGCCGGCATAGCTCATCTTCGGCTTGCCGACCTCGTCCCAGGACTGGATCACGAAGCCGCTGAGCGTGGTGTTGCGCGCCGCCCCAATCCAGAGCGGCTGCGAGGTGTATGGCGCGATGATGTGCGTCGCACCGTTCACTTGGTTGATCGCCTGATCGAGCTTGAGCAGCGAGAGAGGCCCGCCGCCCGCCGCGACCGAGTTGTCGATCTTGCGGCTGAACTTGTCGGCGCGCTTCTGCAGCCCGTCGAACGACCGCAGGTCCGTGGCGTTGTCGCCCTTCAGGAATGTGTCGATCCAGATTTTGCCCATCGAGGCAACCGCCATCGCCTCTTCCTGTGCGCGGCGATTCTCGCCGGCACGGCGGACGATCGCCGCGTCGACGTCGAGATCGTGGTCGAGGATGTAGGTTGCTTCCTGGAACGGGTCCATCCGGCCGATACCGCTGGTCGAACCTTCGTTGATCGCCCGGAAGCCGACCGCAGGCAGCTGCGAGGTGCGGAAGCCCTCGTAAACCGGCTTGCCGCCGAGATCCTCGAACGGCAGCGCGCTGAACACGTCGCTCGAGCGCGCGAACATCTCGATGATCGGCCGCTGGATCGAAGTCTCCGGCAGGGTCTTCGCGTACTCAGTCAGGGTCATCAAAGGCATTTCAGTCGTCTCCTAATCAAGCCGCGGCCTGTTTGCGGTTGTGCTCGCGCGCCCAGGTCAGTTGTTCGGCGAGCGTCGCGTTTTCCGGCGGCTTCGCTTCCGGTGCGCCCTCCCGGCCTGCTTGAGACACCGACGCGCCACCGCGCGTCACAGATGCGATCACGCGCTCGACCGTCTCGATCAGTTCGGACGTGCCAATTTCGCGTGCGATAATCTTGCCGATCTTGGCGCCGGACGAACCGCCGTGCGCCGAGAAGAAGTCTTCGACCGCCTTGATGCGGACGTCCTTCGTCGGGCCGAGCTTTTCGAGATCGGCGGTGATCGCCGTCTCTTCGGCCGCCGTGCGCGTCTGCGCGGCTTGCGCCTGCTGCAGCTGCACCGCGGCATACTGGCCGATCAGCGAGGCGAACTCGGTCTGCGTCAGCTTCTGGGAAGCGGCGAATTGCCGGCCGAACGCGACCATCGGATCCTTGTCGTCGAACTTGAACGCGAGGCCGTCCGGCACCCTGAAGTCCGCCGGCAGTTCGACCTTGTAGTGATCGGCGCCGGCCGGGATGCTCTTCGCGCGTTCGGCTTCGCTCGTGTGGCGCGTCGCAACGTCCTTGACGAGATCCTCGACGAGGACGCCCTTCTCCGGATTCCAGAACTTGTCAGGCAGTCCGTCCGGGCGCGTCGGTGCGCCGTCTGCGGCTGCGGATGACTGAGACCCGGCTTGCGCGGCTTGCGAGCCATCGGCTTGGTTGCCCGGCTGGGTCAGGTTCAGCTGCTGCTGCGTCGCGTCCGTCATGAACTTCCTCTCGCTCGGCTAGTGCGAGCAATTTCGACGCGAACCTGCGTTTCCCCTCATTGCGTAGCAACGCACCGGTTTCAGTCCCGTCCGGTGTCGTGCTCTCCAGAACGGCGAGAAGAACCTCGCGCGCATGCAGCCACTCGGGCCGCTTCGCAAGCTCCCGCCATGCCTCTTCCGGCGTCATGCTGGTGCTCCGTTCAGAAGCCCGGGCGACTGTTCGATGCCAGGCACCGCGCCACCCATCAGCTTCGAAATCTGCTCGACGGCCGCCTTGACCTCTGCCGGGTCCCGCATTTCGATGACCTTCTCCACGCCCATCTTCTCGCGCAGGTTCGCCATAGACTTCGTGCCGTCGACCGCGGCCTTGAATTCCTCCGGCCATGCCGCGCCGGCGATCTCGACGAAGCGGCTGCCGTTCGCGACTTCCTGCATGTCCTGCGCACGCTGCGCCGGGTTCACCGCCGAAATGATGATGTTCTGGCCCTTGACCTGCAGCGGCTTGATCGTCCCGCGCTTCGCCAGGATCTGCCGGAAGCGCAGATAGATTTGCCGCGGCATCTCGTACCAGAACACCTCACCCGGCACGCCGAACCGGCGCTGGCCGAGCTCCATCTCGCTCATCCACTGCGTCGCCGTCGGCGGCGTGTCCGCGCGCTGCTCCGGCTTGTCGATGTAGTGCAGGCGCTTGATCCGCCGTTCGAACTGTTCAAGCTGGAAGTGGCCCGGCTCGAGCGAGTGGACGTCATAGATCGACTTGACGGCGTCTTCCTGGCCGGGCTCGATCGCATAGAAACGTCCGGCCTCGACGCCGGTCTCGACATTGATGAAGCTGTCAGACGGCCACGACATCGGCGGCTTGATCGTGTTGTCTATGTTCTCGATCAAAAGCGCGGAAAGCTCGTCCGCGCTGCGGAATTCCGGCAGCGACTTCAGCGTCGGCCCTTGGCCATACGCCCATTCCGGCGACGCGCCGAACCGCCCCACCAGCAGCGGGCAGCTGCCCTCGCCGGTCACCGTGCCGCTGTCGATCAGATCCTCGTCGATCATCACGACCCAGACCCAGGTCTCCTCGGTCTTCGACCAGTCCCGCCACCAGCCCCACTTGACGCAGCAATCGCCCTTCGGCTTGTCGGCGATCTTCTTCCGCCAGTCGTCCGCCTTTTTGCCCTTGGCCTCGCGCAGCTCCGGCACCAGCCCGTACAGGCGCCGCGCTGTCGTCTTCCGCGTCCAGAAGCGATCGTCCACCTGACCGTCCGGCCCGATGTTGAGATCCAGCTCCGTCAGCGGCACGCCGAGCACGCGGATCGTATTCAGCGGCCCGGGGTCGATATGCAGCGCGACGGTGCCGATTCCCACGTCCGGCGTGAACGTCTTCGCCATTTCGAGCCGCAGGGTCGACGCATTGATCGCATCGAAAATCACTTCGTCATCGGCCTCGATGCGCTTCTCGAGGTCCGCAACTTCCTCCTCCGTCAGCCCGGCCGGCAGCGCCGCGCTCACCTGGGCCTTCGCCCACTTGTCCGACTTCGGGAAGAACGTGCCGATCGTCATCGTCGCGAAATCCTCGTTCGCTTCCATCGCGACCGAGGTCATCAGCTCGAATTGATCGTGAGGCCGTGTCGCCGAGCGTCCGCTCTGCCCGCCCATCTGCCGGTGCCGGGTCGGCGCGCAGAAGTAGTACGCATCCTCGAAATCGGGCCGGAACTGGGCCTTGTGCAGCCGCGCGTCGTGGTGACGCTCGCACGCCTCCTTTTCGATGTTCTCGTTGTAGGCCATCGAGGCCCCGCTTTCAGGAGGTCGTCGGCGTCACGCCGGCGAGGCCGCGACCGCGCGCACCGAACCGCCGCGCGCGCATTGCCGTGATGTCCGCAAGATCCTCCTGCAGAGTCTTGACCCGCTCGTTCTCAGCTTCCTTGGCCCGGCGTTCCGCTTCCGGGTCTGCCTGTGGCTTCGGCGCATCCATCTTCATCGGCGACAATCTCCGCACCTTCGGCGATCAAATCGCGCCAGAACCGGTCAGGCAGCAACGCACCTGAGCGGCTTCCCACCATCGCCGCCACCGCCGGAACGCACCAGAACTGCCGAAATACCCGCGCCTCGGAACGCCGCGGCCCCACCTTCAGAACCCCGCCGCCCGCCGCCACGACGTCAAGCCAATTGCCGGACTCCTCGCCGCGCCGCACGTCGACCCAAATCCCCCGCAGTGTCGGGTCGACCGCCACCCAGCACCTCGCATCCGGAAAGTACCCAACCGCGGAGACGTGCTTCCAATGGCCGGGGACAGCCCGGTCAAGCCACGACGAGGATGTTTCGCGCCGGAACATCACCAGCCAGAAATCAGGGCCGCCGAGCGCCGGCAGGATCTTCACGCGACCCTCCGGAGCGATCGGCGACCGCGCCGCGCGGACACTTGCGGCTTGCCAGCGTTCGGAGCCATCCGCCCCGTCATCGCGTAGCCCTCGCCGGTGCCGAGCACGCCGTAGCCGAACGCATCCGGCAAATCCGCCCACTGGTCTTTCTTCGGCTCGCGCGCCGACGAATCCGGCTTCTTCTCGACCACGTACTTTCCGGTGAGCGCCATGCGCAGCCGCGGGCACGCCTGACTGATCACCAGCGCCTCGAGGCCGCCCGGCGCCCGCTCGAGCAGATTGTCGATCGCCGCCAGCCGCTCGCCGATGTTGTTCTGCCGCACCGGCGCCGGCTTCACCTTCAGCCCATGCGCCGCAAAAACCTCGAACGGCGTCGTGTCCGTCGCCTGCCCCTTGTCTCGCCCCTTCGGATCCCCGAAAAATCGAAACTCTTCCAGCTTGAAGGAAGGAAACCGCCGCGCGATCTCCTGCTTCACCATCGGCGCAAACGTCTGCGCCGACACGTCGAACCCCTGCAATTCGAACTGCACGAAGACCCGACCATGGATCGCCTGCAGGAACACCGCGGCCGGGTTACGCCCGAAGTCCAACCCCACCACCACCGGCTGCCCGTGCACCGGCTTCAAAATCTCCTTCGCGACATGCCGTTCCGGCCGAAACTGCGGAAACACCGGCGAGCCGTCCGCATAGATCGTGATCTTGTTCAGCAGCCGGCTGTCGATCCACGCTTTCGACTTGCCGACGGCCTGGCCCAGATAGAACGGCCGGTAGCTCCCATCGCCGCGCGCGATCGGCTGCAGCCACTTCGAATTCTCAGCCTTCGGATTGACCCGATACCCCTTCACCGCCCCGCGCTCGTCCAGCACCTCGAGCAGCGCCGGCGGCTGCAGGAAGAACTTCCAGCCCTCCTCCTCCGGCCAGCGATATTCCGCCTTCTCTTCCTCGCTCCAGTGCGCAGGAAACGCGACCTGCCCCTGCATCAGCGCGATCCAGTTGTCCTCCTCCTCCGGCGAGTTCATGTCCGCAATCACGCCGCTCCACGTCGCGCGCCCGTGCGCGGCAGACGGAAATCGCGGCGTGCGCGACAGCGCCTCCATGAACATCGCCCGCGACGCATATTGCACTTCGTTGAAATAGAACGCCGTGAACTGCGTCGACCGCAGCTTCGAAATGTCCTCGTCGCTATCCAGCGCGATGAAGATCACCTCCAGCGCCACATCCCCGACCCGAATGTTGTGCTCGAACGGCTTCGAATACGTGAACCGCCCGTAAAGATGCTCCGGAAAATCCTCCAGCCAGTCCTTCACGACCGACTGCTTCAGCTCCGCATACGTGTTGCGAATCACTCCCCACCGCGAATGACGCAGCCCATCCAGCGGCGACTTCTCCTGCTCGCACGCATGCCGCCACAACCGCATGCGCGCGCCCTTCGACTTCCCCGACCCGATCGGCCCCTCAACGATCGCAACCCGCGAATTGTCCATCACGAACTGCGTGAGCTGATCCCCGTCCGGCTCGTAGATAATCCGCCCGCGCTCATCCAGCCGGACCCGCGGCGCCTCGGGCTTTCCGCTCATCCTTCGACCCGCTTCGCGCAAAGGTCGTGGATCATCTGCGTCAGCAGCCCGGTCAGCCGGTAATCCTGCTCGCCGGAACGCCAACCACTCACCGTCTCGTCCTGATGCAAAGCAACGATGACAACGCCCTTAATCTCCCCGGACCGCGCCATCTCGAGAAAGCACTCCAGCGCAGCAACAACCTTGTTCATCGCTACTGCCTCGGCGGAAACCAGTTCTGTGCTGACACGATCGGCCAAAACAGCCGAACCAGAACAAGGATCGCAATCAGCACGAAGATCACCTTCAAGATGTTGATCACCATGACCGGCAACGCAATCCCAAGCTGACCGAGAACCCACACGCACAGAAAAAACACCAGCGCCACAACGCAAAGATAAATCAGCGCCCGAATGACCGCTTCAAAAATTCCCATCACCGACCTCCTATCGCCGCTTCGAAAGATTTTTGGCCTGAAAAATTCCCACACACCCGCCCAGATGAATTGTGGGAAATCGCGCACGTGGCGCAGGAACTCCTCATACGCGCGACGATTTTTCCCGGCCGGGTCTGTTTATGCGCGCGTGTCCAATAGGCGATCGGCACCCGAGGCGTTTGCGTGCGTGCGAGGGTGCGGCCCGAGCTCATTTCGGATCGCCTTCGCTTCGGCCATCGATCCAAAGCACGTCCTCATCGGCCTGTGTCGCGCCGCGCTCATGGCCCATGAGTGCGGTTTCGTGGCTAAGCGATTGATGTTGCTCGCTGTCGTTCGCCACCGCGTTCAAAACCTGCCCGCGTGATGCGACCTGCGCATGGCTCGGAGGCTGATTCACGTTCACCTGGATGACGAAGCCTGGCGAAACGTCGCGGCCTGCGATGCCTCCGCGCGCGGTCTCATCGCCCATCTGCTCGAGCACTTTGATCGCAGAAACCGCAGCGGCCTTGTTCTCCGTCTGGTCGCGGAGATCGACAAGCTTGCGAATGTTCGCCGAGCTCGCGTGAACCCTGAACACCTCCCGCTTCGTCTTGATGAACGCGACGACATGCGGCTTCTGCATGGCTAAGCGCATTGCGCGGACTGTCAAACCGACGTGCAGAGCGGCCTTGTCCCACAACATGCCGTCTTCGATCATGTGATCGATCGCGGCGGCGATCTTGCCGGTGACTGCACCGGGCTTGCTTCGGGTTTTGGCCTCGATTGCCTGTCGGGATGGCTGCTTATCGTCTTGAGCCGTGACGGCGGTGCTTGTGGCCTGCATATCCTCGGCCCTTGGCCTTCGTCATGGTCCTCGGTCGCTTTGCGCCCTGCGGAAGGAAGACGGGCGCGCACGTGATGCGGGACGCGCGGGGTTTGTGGCGCCGGATTGCCGATGCCAGCAACGCACCGCGCGCATGTGATTGATATTGCTGGCGTTGCGGTGACGGCTCGATGATGCCGGCGATGCTCACGCGCCCTTGCGTGCGTTGCGGATGGCAAACGAAGAGTTACAAGCTGTGGAACGCATGCCAGCGCCTCGTCACCCGCTCCGAACACACGTCGAGATGCTCTATCGCCGCGGCGTGTTGCGCACGATCCGCGAAGGCATGATGGTGGCAACCGTGCCGCGGCAGACCATTGCCAGGTGGTTGCGTGAGGCCGGCATCGACATCGCCACCGCGCGCGACGCCTTTATTGCGAAAGAGCACGACCGCGCCGAGCGCATCAGGCAGGACAAGCCTCGAGGCCGGCGGCCGAACAAGCAGCAGCAGCGCGCAATTGCATCCCGCAAGACATCGGAATGGCTCGATAAAGGCAACACAATCAAGCGCTTATAAAATAGTTTGCCGATTTCGTATTTTTACCGTTGACAAACGATTAGGCCGCGCGCATTTTGTCATCCGTCAAACGCTGTTGGCGCAGCGTTCAAACCGCGAGGAGCATCGAACATGCCGATCTTTCAAGTTCAATTCCCATCAGGACGCACGGCAACAGCGCACGCCGACGACGAAGCGGCAGCAATGTCAAAGGCGTTCATGGACGCGACGCGTCCGATCTATTGCCGAATTCACGAAGGCATCGCCGAGACCAGCAACGCGCCCGTTGGCGAAATGGGAATGTATTACCCGCCATCCGCTTACCCGGTCAGCGCCCGCCGCATGCGCGAGGTGTGGATGGATTGCGGCTATTGCCTCATCCCCGCTTAGCCGCTCACACATCGCGCTTACGGCCGGCGGCGAAAGCCTACCGGCCTTAAGGCGTCAGAGACGGTTGGCGCCGTCTCCCAACCGCGAGGACCACAATGGACAGTCTCAATCCCACCTATCTCGCCTTCAAAGCCGCAGTGTTCGCGGCCGCGCTGTTGCTCACGTTCGCATGCGCATGAGGCCGGCAATGACCTACCGCACGTATAGCGAAGCAGCCGCACAACTCCCCGCCGACGCGAAATGGTCGAGCTCGTTCGGCTATCCCGGCTGCAGCGGCTATGCCGAGTACCACCGCACCCAGGACGGCCGCCGCTACGTGATCGAGAATGGCCAGTGGGGCGACGCTTGGACCATCAAGCCAGTCTGACCGACACACCATCGCTTTACGCCGGGCAGCCGCGAGGCTCACCCGGCGTAAAGCAGTAGCGGGACCGTTGGCGCGGTCCCCGACAACCGCGAGGAACCACCAATGAAGCGAGACCTGTATCAGACCGTTACCGACAAGATCGTTGCACAGCTCGAGGCCGGCACCCTGCCATGGGTCAAAGGCTGGTCGACCAGCGGCAGCATGGTGCCCATGAACGCCGTCAGCAATCGCCCCTATTCCGGAATCAACGTGTTGCTCTATTGGGCATCGCTGGAATGTGGCTGGTCGCGGCCGCGCTTTCTGACCTTCAAGCAGGCGAAAGACGCCGGCGGACACGTGCGCAAGGGCGAAACCGGGATGCCGCTGTATTTCTTCAAGCAGTTGGACATCACCGATAAGGCGACCGGCGAAGACAAGACGATCCCGATGCTGCGCCAGTACACGGTTTTTAACGTGGCGCAGTGCGGAGGCCTTTCCGATCGCATCATGGGCGAGATCACCGCGCCCTTGAACCAGGCCCAGCGCCAGCGGCTTGCCGACGACTTCATTGCGGCAACCGGTGCGGACTTCCGCGAAGGCGCCGGCGCACCGTGCTACGTGCCGAGCAAGGACTTTGTCACCGTGCCGCGATTTGCCGAATTCCAGGACAGCCCGGAATACTACGCGGCCTCCTTCCATGAGCTGGTGCACTGGACCGGCCACAAGTCACGGCTGGACCGCGACCTTAAAGGCCGCTTCGACGTCGACGCATACGCGATGGAGGAGCTTGTTGCCGAGCTCGGCGCCGCGTTCCTTTGCGCTGAATTCGGCCTCGACAACGCGCACGCCAACCAAGCGTCATATCTGGACCACTGGCTGAAGGTGTTGAAGGCCGATAACCGCGCCATCTTCACCGCCGCGAGCAAGGCCCAGGCAGCAGCCAACTATCTCAGGGACGCGGCCAACGCCGCAGCCCTGCCGATCGCAGCGTGAGGTGGACCATGACCGAACGTCAATTTGCAAACGCCGTCCGCTATGCGAAGGATCTTGCCAACGAGTTTCAGTGCCGGGTTGCGATCTATCACTACGCCGGACGGCGCCCTTGGCAATGCGGATTCTGGTACGAGGGCGACATCGGCCCGTGCATCATGGTCATTGAGCCAGAGAAGCGCCTAATCTGAAACAACGTGGCCGCGGGGTTGGCGCCCCGCGGCCTTGCTACCCCAGCCAGCGAAGCCCGCGAGGACACCCGATGACCAAGGCAACATCAGACGATAGCACGGACCAGGCACGCAAGGCAGCCCGCCGCATGCTGGCCCGTGGCGTTTGCACACCGGCCGAGGCCGCCGAGCTCGCCGGAGTATCGCGGCAGCTTATGCGGTATTGGGCCAAAGGCATCGACTGGAAGGCCGCGCGCACCGAGTATCTGCGCCGCAGGTTCGACCGATCGGCATGCCGATAAACTGCTTACCGCGGCCGATGTGGCGACCGGCCGATGCTATCCGATAGCATCCACCGCCTTTTCGCGGATTTGCCGACGTCGGCGCCGACGCTTCTGCTTCGCCCACCTTGCCGTCGCAGCCTTGCGGGCGATCGCCTGCCGCTGCTGTTCCGTCAACTTTTCCATCCGACGTGCGGATAACTCACGCATGACCGGCACGCGCACCCTGTCGATCAGCACCTTGCTAACGCGGCTCGCCGGCACATGGATGCGCCCGCTTGCCCTACCCTCCCAGCGGCCCGCCATCCGTCCCGCCTGCTCGAGATCGATGCGCATTTCGAACCGCACCGCGAACAGCGCGCAGAACGTATCGATCGCCATCGGTGAAAGGTTCTTGGTCCCGGTCGGACCGATCAGCTTGTCCGTATGCCCCGCGGTCAGGCCGCCGAGCTCGTCGCAGACTGCGTTGCTCAGCCCCAGCCGCGCCTTGATCGCGCGGAAGGCGTCGACGAAATCCTGATAGCTCCGCACCGTGGCGAGAATCTCGCCGGAGCCAGGAACGTCGATGGTTGGCACCTTGGTCAGAACGGCACCTCCTCGTCCTGCTGCTCCGGCATGCCGGTAGCCGCGCGCGCCGCCGGCGATAGCGTCAGGTCGCGCGCTTCCGGCTTCAGGTTCTTCCAATCGAACTTGTGCCCGACGGTATCCCTGCCGCCGTCCCACACGTCATGCGAAACCCAGATGCCAGGCCGATTGTCCGACGAGTGGCCGAACTTCCAGAACTTCGGATCGGCCGTCTGCGTCCATTCGACCAGCTTCGCATAGCGGCCGTGGCCTTGAGGTACGAACACGTTCGCCAGCGATCCAGGGTCCCGGGCGATCGGGGCCTCGAGGCGGTGCGACGCTGGCGCCGGCCTCGGCAACGAAGCCATCTTGGCGATGCGCTCCCGATGAGCCGCCACCTTGTCGCAGTATCGTTTTAGTTCGCCGGACTGAGGCATGAACGTCATGAATTCTTCGGTGTTCTGGATCCCTGTTCGCGGATCGGTGACTTCGCGCATGAGATCGAAATCGTACAGCGTCAGGACTGCGGCGATCGCCGTCACGTAGCGTTCAGGGTCGTTTGCATCACCGCGGCGGTAAGAGCCGAAGAGGACTTCCGCCCGCTGCGTCGCATAGCTCAGGCGCTGGTTCGTCGAGGGCGCGGACTCGCGCTGCGAGGTCTCGTGCTGCGTCGTGAACTGTTCGTCGCCCATGTGGGCCCCCTTGCGAGACTGGCGCCGGCTGGTCCGCCCAGCGCTCCTGATTGATGAATGTTTCGGGATTGAGCCAGGCACGGTCAGGCGGTTTGCTGGCGATGTAGCGATCGAGCCCGGTCATGACGTCGACGAACTGCACGCCGCGCTTGCGAGCACCCTCGAGCTTCGCAAGAGCCTTCGGCTTGCCAACCTTGTTCGGGTATGCCGTCCAAAACTGCTCGCGAAAGTCTTCCGGCCAGCCGTCGTCGACAACGACCAGCGCGCTCGCGCGCGGTTCTTTCTTTTCTTCTTCTGTACTCTGTATCTGTTCTCTGTTCTCTGGGGGCGTTTCGGAAACGTTTCGTTTCGCCTTCCTGTGCTCCTGCACGCGAGTGGTCGAATTGTCGGATTTGTATTGGCGCTTCCGCCAGTTATGAGGTTCCAACCGTCCGTCCACCTCGTCGAGCAAGCCGCGCTCTAAGAGGTCTTGAACATGCGTCTCAACGTGGTCTAAGCGAGCCTTAAGCACGGTCTTAAGCTCGCTTAAGGGAGGGATAAGACCGCCATTCTTGGAGGCGACGCACAGCAGGTTGAACCAGAATTTGAACAGCACGGGCGGGAGCCCTTGCACCTTCGGATCGTGCAACGCGTCGTCGTATGCGCGCCACCACCTGCTCATGCTCTCCCCTTCAGTCCGCAGTCGCCATGCGCCGGCTGGCCCTGGGCGATCAGGTTGCCGTTGACCGGGCTGAAGTACGGCGGCAAGGCCGATCGCATTTCGAGCCAGTGCATGCAGTTCGAGGCGATGCACATTGGGAATCGGTGCACCTTCGGCGCCACGATTGTCTGACCGCCGACGCGGCATTCCTTGGTGCGGGCTTGGGCCTCGGTCATCATGACGGGTCCCTCCGCAGCCAGCGGACTTCCGGCGTGCCGTCGAAGCCGCGAAGCCACACGAACCATGCATAATCCGTCGTGCCGTTGCCGGGCTTCTGGCCGGCTTGGATAGCAGCGCCAGGCGGCATCGATGGCCGAGGCGTGATGAAGTACACGCGCAGCAGCGGCGTGCTCTGGAGCCAGCGCGAGCGCTTGTCACCCTGCACCCAATTGGCCGGCAACAGCATGGCTACCTTCCGCTGCGCCAGCGTGAGGGCATGCGCGACGAACTTCTCGGCAATGCCAAAAGGTGGGTTGCTGATGATATTGCTGGCGAGAATGCCGTGCGTCTCGAGGAAGTCGCCGACGCGCGTGCCCGGATAGCCCCGGTCGACTAGATCCTGCGCATCGGTCCACAGCCCGGCCGCCACGGCACTCTTCAGGATGGTCCCCGTGCCGCATGCCGGATCGCAGACGCAGCCCTCGAACTGCTCGACCTCGAACAGGCGGGCGCTGACCCAACTCGGTTCGATGTACCAGTCGTGAGGATCGCGCGCCCACAAATGGCTCTCCCGCTTCCGGAGCGGTCCGCGCAGCGGCTTCGTGTTTGTCTCGACCAGCGTCATCTTCCGGCCCCGATCGGCAGAAACGTCGGGATGGTTCTGTCTTCGCGCCGGTAAACCGCGATCAGCGTGCGCCGGCGCAGCACGACCTCATGCATTTCGCCGCCGGTGCGCGCGGCACCGAGCACGATCGATTTGCCCTCGGCGATCATGTCTAGGATGCGCTCATATTCGCGGTTGCTGATGACCATGCCGTAGCGCTCGAATGCCCGGCGGATGGCGTGTGTCCGCTGCGTTTCCCGGTGCAGAGGATCGCGCAGGGTCATGGCAGAACCCGCACGGTTGCCACGACGAGCGGCGCCGGCCCATAGCGCTTTTCGAACGTCGCCCGGACGATCAGCGCGTCGTCCCGGTAGACCACGCCGTTTAGCGCGTCGTTCCAAGCTTTCGCGATGTTGTCGAGGTCCGGCTTTTTGGCAGGCTTGATCGCACCGGCCAGGGCGTCGGCGTGTTTCCGCTTCGACCACGATGCCGGCACCGAGAACACCGCGCGCATGACGAGCTCGACCGGAACGTCGATCGGCGGCCGGTTTCCCATGGCATCCATCGCCGCGGTGCGGATCATGCCCTCATAGCTGCGGGTTTTCTCCGGCGTGTAGTGGCCAATAAAGTTGCCGCGCCGGAACGCGCGCGCCCGACCCTTGCCCTGCGGATCGCCGGCCAGTGAAATCGTTACCGGCTCAGGCTCATCCGCAGGCGGGCAGTGGAACGGTGCATCGGCGAGATCAGGCGTCTGCATTGGCCTTCTCGGCGATAGCCTCCTCGAGATCGACCTGTCGGCCAGCGGCGCCGGCGCCGATCGCCATCCGCGTGCCATCCTTGCCGATGAAAGCGGCCGAATAGCCCTTCGCCTTCTCCTCGTCGGTCAGATCGGTCGGAGTGCCGAGGCCCTTCACCGCCTGCCGCAGCGACGCCTGGCCGAGCGGCATATCCGAAAGCATGCCGAGCGCGTGCATGTAGGTGTCGAGAATGGTTTCGAACTCGCGCCGCTCGTCGGCATCCTGCTTTCGCATGCGCACGATCGCGCGCAGCGCCTTCACGTCGTAGCCGTTGCCCTTGGCTTCCGCGTAGACGTCGCGGATGTCGTCCGCGATCGTCTTTTTCTCCTCTTCCAGCCGCTCGATCCGTTCGATGATGGCCTTGAGCTGATCCTTGGCAAACCGAGTGCTGTTGTGACCGATGTCCGACATGCGTTTTCCCCTGCTATTGATACGCGGTGAGCACTTCGACGATCGGCTTGAATTCGATCGCCGTCAGAAATTCCGGGCTCGGATCGCGGAGGAACGCAGGCGCCGGCTCGATCGCGGCCATGAAGGCGTCGACGTCGAGCTCGAACGGAGTGGTGACGAACGGATTGTCCGGCAGCGGAGTCGCCATGAGCGTTTCTCGCGAACGATGATGCGCCGTGCTGCCCGCACGGCCGAGACGCAGAAAAAAACGCAACAGGTACTAAAGATCAGCCGCGCTGGTGGTAGCGCTTCATGATTTCGGCAAGCACGACGCCGAGCGCTTCGGCGGGCGGCTCGTTATCGTCGGCGAGCCATCGGCGAGCGGTACGGGGATCGACGCGCACGAGATGCGCAAGGTGGAATTCGGTCTTCGTCGGCCATGCGAAGCGCGCAAGGTCGGCAAAGCGGATTCGGTTGCCATTGATGCGCGTGACCGATCGGACACTTTTGTCCGGCCTTTCTGATTGTTTTTGCTGAGATTGTTCTGCGGCATTCGCGCTCCGCAAAATCTGTCCGTCAACTCTTGTCGTTCCCGCAACGGAACCCCCGTACACAGCACGCATGAACACCCCCCACTCAACGCAACAAGGCTACGCAAATGATCATCTGCGCGACGGTCGCGGCGAACGCGCTCGCAATCGCTGCAAGTTTGATTTTGATTTTCGGATAATTCGCGCGGTTGCGCGGCGCAGTGACGATTATGTCGGATACTCGACAGAATTGAGGTGCAACTTTTTCCCGGCGTGGTTGAATGGTATTGCGCAACCAGGGCACGGAAAAAATAAAAATGGGAATTATTGTTCACTTCCCGCGTCGTCATGCGCGGACCTCCGCAATCTCAAGAACAGGATCACGGGCAGCGAGGCGCGTAAGCAAGTCGGCGGTGACACCAGCCGCTCCGGCTTTTTCAGTCGCCAGGACCGCGGACCACCATTCGGCGGGAATGCTGTCGCGCTGCCACCATTTCGAAACCGCGGACGAAGCGGCTCCGGTATCGGCTGCCAACGCTTCGCGCGAGGGCCAGAGTTCGATGACGGATCGGAATGATGAGAGCTCAGTCATGGCGCAACGTTTAGGACAATCAGTCCCAAAACGCAAGGCCATCGTGTCCGCTGACTGTGCACAGCTTTCGGGACATACTGTCCTCATGGAAGATGACGACGAAAAACTCGCGGAAAGTCAGTGGCGAGAAGAGTTTCGCCAGCGCTTGATAGCTGCGCGCGGATCGCGGACTCAGGCCGTCATGGCTGAGCTTTTGGGAATCCGCACGAACACCTATGGAAAATACGAAGGTAGCCGAAAGAGCATGATGCCTATTCGGCTGCTGCCCCGATTCGCAAAAATCTGTGGAGTAACCCTCGAATATCTGATCGAGGGCGACAAGGCTGCGCCGGCCAGACAGCTTCCAAAGGCCGCTCCGAAGCCGGCCAAGCGCAAAGCAGGCTAACATATTTGGGACAGATAGTCCTTGACTTAGAGGACAATTAGTCCCAAAATGCTCCTCTCATCAGGGGAGCACCTATGCCCAAACGCCATTCCGAACGCGCCTATGCGCCGATGTGCACGCCAGCTAGCGGCACACCGTGGTTCGCGATTTCGTTCATTCGGCACGCACAACGCGATGCCCGCGAGGACTTCATCAAGGCCGTTGGCGGCAACAACGGGCGCACCTGGCAGGCGCTAAGAGCCCAAGGCTGGCGCATCGTCCGCGTGAACGTGGTGGCGCAATGAGCGCGCCCCGCACCCTCCTCGCCTGGCTGACCGCCGAGCTTGACCGCGCGCTCGCGGCCCAGCCGACGGACGCCGACAAGCGCCAGCTGCTCTACTACGCCTTTGAGCGCTGGCAGGACCGATACGGCCTGTTCCTGGCCAAGGGCAAGGACTACGCGCCGCATCCGATCTACGGGGCGCCGACGGCCGCCGACTTCCTCGGCATCCTCAGCGAGATCACCAGCCGCCGAGACGCGCTGCAGGCGTGCGAGGTGGCCGCATGACCCGGACGCCGCTCATCGAAATCGCCTGCGCCGCCGTGTTTCTGCTCGGAAGCACCGCCGTTGCGATCAGCATCGCAATCGTTCGCGCGGGAGGCTGGTGATGCGGGCCGATCTGACAACGCGGGTGATCCTCCTGCACGACCAGCACCCGACATTGACGGCACCACAGATCGCCGAACGCCTGGGCTGCAATTCAGCCTACGTGCGAGCCGTCGCGCAGCGCAAGGGACTCAGGCTGCCGCACGCGCGGCCTGGACTCGTCATGACCGTCAGCGGACAGAAATTGGAGGACCCCCATGGGGTTTGAGATCACCGCCTATCGCACGCACCGCATGCGCGCCGAAGTCAACCACAGCGGAACGTCTCATTGGGTCGAGGTGACGATCGAGGAGCCGCGCCGATATCGCGGCGGGCCAAGCGAATCGACCCTCACCGTGTTCTTCGACGGCGACGACGCTGGCCGCAAGGCCGATGCCTACGCGGCCGCCATCAACACGGTCGACCGGCAGTTCCACGGCGTGCAGGACGTGCTGAACAAGCACTTCGGCGCGAAGGAGCCCGTGTGATGGAGCGCCCCTGCGATCGGATCGTGCGCGCGGCGTTGCAGCGTGGCGAGATCAAGCGCGTCACGCGGTTCAAGAACCTGCACGGCTGGCAGTTCGGCCGCCGGCACTTCAACGACGAGACAATTCAGCGGGCGATCGCGGCCGGTCATGCCGTGCGCGTCGGCGATGTGGTGAGGGCGGCAGCATGAAGATCGCGCACATCAATACCGCGCGCTTCTGGGCGAAGGTTCAAAAGACAGAAGGCTGCTGGAACTGGACTGCTGGCAAAAACCGAAAAGGCTACGGCATGATCCAAACGTCCGTTCGCATCCCCGTTCTTGCACACCGGGCATCCTATCTGATCGCCACAGGCATTGATCCAGACGAGAAGTGCGTGTGCCATACCTGCGACAACCCGGCCTGCGTTCGCCCTGATCACCTTTTTCTCGGTACGAAGGCCGAGAACAACGCTGACATGCTCGCGAAAGGCCGGGCATCCGGAGGATCATTCCCCGGTACTGCGTCCTATCTCGCAAAGCTGACCGACGATGATGTTCGAATAATTCGAGAGCGGTACCGGCACTGGGGTGCCGGTCGGCAAGCCGCGAAGGAGTTCGGCGTTTCGCCTTCTGCGATCAGTTGCATCATTCGCGGCAAAACATGGACGCATCTGTCATGAAAATAGACCGCCCTGGAATTTTCAAAAATTTCGATACCGAGGCGTACTTTGCAGACCCCTGCCCCACGCCGTCCCTCTCTCAGTCGATCGCCAAGATCCTGATCGAGCAGTCGCCACTGCACGCGCGCCTAGCTCATCCGAAGTTCGCCCTACCGGCGGACGAGGAGGAACCCGAGAAGTACGACAAGGCGAAGGCAATCGGCAATGCCGCGCACGCCCTGCTGTTGGACCGCGGCAAGAAAATGGCCGTCGGTGATTTCGCCGACTGGCGCAAGAAGGAAGCACAGGCGTTCAAGGACGAGGCCCTGTCTGCTGGCCGAGAGCCTATCCTGAAAAAGCACATGGCACTCGCCGAGCAGATGGTGCTGGCGGCGCGTGGGAAACTTCTGTGCACGCCGGGCTGCGACAATGCCTTCACTGCGGGGGATGCCGAAGTCGTCGTCGCCAACTGCGAGAACGGGCTTTGGCTCAAGAGCATGGTCGACTGGATCACGCCGGACCTGCGCGAGGTATGGGACTACAAGACCACCGGAGCGTCAGCGTCGCCCTACGCCATGTCCGCGAAGATGGCGAACGACGGCTGGCACATACAGGCGGCAATGATCGAGCGAATCCTCGACGCGCTAGATCCCGCTGGTGCCGGCCGACGTGTGTTCCGGTTCGTCTGCCAAGAGAATGCGCCGCCGTTCGCTCTCACCGTCAACGAACTCGGCGAGGCTGCCCTGACCATGGGCCGCAAGATGGTCGAGTACGCGGCCGCTCGCTGGCGCGAATGTCTCGCCGAAGACTTCTGGCTCGACTATCCGGCGCGCATCATCCGGCCGGAGTTTCCCGGCTGGAAGGAAAACGCCTGGCTGGAGCGGGAGGTCAAAGAGGACGAGGAACGGCACGAGCCACGTGTTCCCAAGCAGATCGCATTGGCGGGCGGCTGATGTGCGTAGCCTTCCCCACCTCCTCAATGTCTTCGCAACTAGGCTCGAGATCGACCACGGGCCCAAGGATGCCGTCAAGGCGATCAAGCTCTTTGCGCAGGATCGCACTATCCGCGCCGCCGAGCACCGAAACTGGAACGAGAATGAGGAACGCAGGGTCGCACAGCAGCGCACGCTGTTCGCCATGCTTCCCAGCTGCAATGCGACTGATCGTTTGAAAGCGGCGATGCTGCAACGAGCATATGACCTGCTGTGGGACGGTGACGCCTTGGGATGTGATGCCCTCATAGAGTTTCTACCGAGCAAGGACGTCGACAAAATGATGGCGTGCTGGTCAGACGATTTCGAGGGTAGTGAGCCACGGTCGGAATTCTACAAAGGTAAGACATGATGTTCACCGCAGAGCAAAAGCGCAAGGCGATCGAGCGCGAGCTTTCGTTTAGGCGCCGCGCCTATCCGCGGTTCGTCGCGGACAAGAGGATGTCCCAGCAGCTCGCCGACGAGCAGATCGCGATCTTTGAGGCGATCCGCAAAGACTACGCCGACGCCGAGACTAAGGAGCGATTGCTGTGAGCTTTTCCTTTGCACCCGCCAAGCGCGAGCAGGTCTCGCTTCTCATCGCCCTCGCCGGCGCGTCCGGCAGCGGCAAGACGTTCAGCGCGCTGCGCCTGGCCAAGGGCATGGCGCCGTCGGGCAAGATCGCCTTCCTCGACACCGAGGCGCGGCGCGGTCTGCACTACGCCGAGCAGTTCCAGTTCATGCACGCCGATATGCGGCCGCCGTTCCGGCCGGACCGCTTCATCGAAGGCATTCGTGCGGCCGAATCCTCCGGCGCCGAGGTCGTGATCATCGACTCGTTCAGCCACGAATACGACGGCGAAGGCGGCATCATGGATTGGGCCGACGATCTGGAACGCAACGGCACCAAGTCGCCCGGCAACTGGAAGATCCCGAAGGGCGCGCACAAGAAGCTGATGAATGCGCTGCTGCAGTGCCGGGCATCGATCATCTTTTGCCTGCGCGCCGACGAGAAGATCAGGATCGCGCGCGAGAACGGTAAGACCGTCGTCGAACCGCTCGGCTGGATGCCGATCTGCGAAAAGCGGTTCATGTTCGAAATGACGGCGAGCTTCACGCTGACACCGGACCGCCCAGGCGTTCCGAATTTCAGCCTGCCGCACAAGCTGCAATCACAACATCGCAGCATGTTCTCCGACAGAGAGCCGATCGGCGAAGCATCTGGCGAAGCCTTGGCTGCATGGGCCCGCGGCGGTGCGCCAGCGCCGAGCATCGCGCGGACCGAGCAGGAAGGCCCGACCGAGGGCGAACGCCTGCACGAGCTCGACAAGACGCTCGAGGCCGCGTCGTACAAGGGCACGGCCGCACTGCAGGAGGCATGGAAGGCACTCACGCCGGCGGATCAGAAGTCGCTCAAAGGCGCGCTGGATCGCAGGCACAAGGCGACGGCCGCACAAGCCGACGAGGATGCAGGGGCACCGGCATGATCAAGGACGTCATCGACATCCTCCTCGCTCCGTATGCCGTCCTGATGATCGTCGCGATCGGCGTTGGTCTCTACGCGCTTTTCAACATGCCAACCAATTCGAAGGGGCAACGACGATGAGCGACGACGGGACGCGGGTCAGCGATCAGCAGGGGAAAGACAATATCTGCGAGCATTCGCCGCAGTAGCGAACCTGCTTCAGGAGACCGCACATGACCCACACACCTACGACAAAATTGGACGTAGCCTGGATGATCGAGAAGCCGCAAGCGGCCCGGTCGGGTGGCCCCGAATACTACGGCGTCGTTGACCATGATGCGGATCAGAACATCTGGGGCTGGACGACCGAAGTTGACCACGGCCTGAAGTTCGACACTCAGCAGCACGCGCAGGAATACATCGACGTTTACGGCATCGAGGACGCCGTGACGGTCGAACATGCGTGGATGCCATGACACTGTTCGCCAATAGTCGCGAAGGAGCGCCAAAGTGAAGCGGCTGCCTATCATCCGGCACATCCGGTATTTCTTCAACCTTTACAGGGTCAACCAGCATTACGCGTTCCATGCGCGCCTGGGGCAGCTTCCTGTCTACGCCGATCGTGATTACGCCGTGCTCGATCAGATTTGGCGGGGCGAGCGATGAAACGCAAGCGCCGGCACGAGATGGACTATCGCGAGCTGGCCGCCGAACTGGCGCGCAACAGCATCGTGACGAAGTGCCTCGCCCGATACCTTGAACAGGTCATTGAGGAAGTCCACGACAGCCACGTTAAGCCGCTCCGTGAGGCACTGGAAAACATTGCCCGGCTTGGCAGCCTGGATATGTCCAACGAATACGAAGCTGGCCTGCGCGGCATCATCGCGGCCATGACCGACTGCGCCCGTAACGCAATCCTCTCAAAAGATGGACGGCCCGCGTGACCTCGCCGCAGGACGATAGGCGATACTGTAACGATCGCGAACTGATCGAGCGCATGCGCGTCGGCCTGAATGCCGGCCGCAAGGCGCTGCAGGAGATGCGCAAAGACCCGCGCTGCCCGCCCCGTTCGATCGGTGGAAAGACCTATTTGCCTGCATTTCTCATGTTCTTGGACCGCTGGAACGGCGTTAGTGTCGATGCGCCCGGCAATCCTGCCGGAATGCAAGAGGGGAATCATGGAACGACCTCACATAAAGGCCGCGCCCGGCCTAGCCTGGCGGCGGCGGAAGAACTCGTGGGCCGCGGTGTGGCTCGCTAGGCAGGACATCGCGAAGAAGAAGGGATTCAGGCCCTCGACGCATCAGATCGGTGTCTTTGCTTCGCCGCTCACCGACGAGGAGATTAAACGCGTTCGCGCTGAATGCCTGCGCCTGCAGAAGGAGATGTACGCTTTCGCCGAAAACAAGCCGAAGGTGTTCGGCGGCACATGGCTTGCGTTGATCTCGGAGTATCAGACCGATCGGGATTCGCCGTATCAGACCGCGCGCTATAGCAGCCGGAAGAACTTCGACCACTTCGCAACGAAGATCGCCGGGAAGATAGGTGCGACGAAGCTCGCCGACACAGGCGCCCGCGACTTCAAGAAGCTGTACGAGGACATTCGCTGGCCAGAAGGCAAGGACGGTCCCGACCGTGTGTCGAGCGCCTATCACGCCATCACCTACGTCCGCATGATGCTGACGTTCGGCACCACGTTCGAGATCGAGAAGTTGCCGCGTGAGCAGAGCCACTGCGCCAGGCTGCGCGTCATCCTGTCGGATCTTGACTTTGAGAACGTGAAGGCCCGCACCGAGACGCTGACGCTGCGGCAGTCCGAGGACATCGCCAAGTTCGCCGACGCGGACGGGCATTCCTCGATTGCCCTGACGCAGGTCATGATGCGCCATCTTGGCCTGCGCCAGAAGGACGTTATCGGCGAGTGGGTGCCCGTCAAAGAGCCTGGCATATCGGATGTGACGTGGCACGGCCGGAAGTGGATGCGCGGCATCCGCCTTGAGGAGATCAGCAGCGGCCTGATCCTGACCCACGCCATGTCAAAGTCGCGCACGGGCAAGGTGCTGGAGTTCGACCTAAACGCCTACCCCGAGGTCGCCGAGCGGGTCCGCGCCATCATGGCAACTCGCTCCCGCGGGCCGCTGGTGATCTGCGAGCGCACCGGCCGGCCATGGAAGCAGAACCACTTCCGGCAGGTCTGGCGGACGTTCGCCGGCAAGGCAAGCGTCCCGAAGCACATCCAGAACCGGGATAGTCGCGCCGGCGCCATCACCGAGGTTATCACTGCCACGAACGGGAACCTTGAGGCCGCGCGCAAAATGGCCGGTCATTCGGACATCCGGACGACCCAGGGCTACAGCCGAGAGCAGTTGGAGACGAACCGCAAGACCGCTGCCGTTGTAGCCGAGTTTCGGGCGAAGAACGGAGCTTGAACCTATCTAATGAACGAGTAATGAACCGGAGTCAGTAATTTCAACGGGATAGGTCACAAATGACCCTGATGCGTCGTGTGCATTAGGCCCCTGATATTATTGGCTCCAGTTCATCAACTTGAACGAGGAGCCCTATGGCAAAACCAGACGATACACTTTCCGAATACGGCAGGCTGAACGCGACCTGCGACGAGCTGGTGAAGCTCCGCGACGCCACCGACGACGAGGGCGTGCGCCAGCGCTGCATCAGCCTTATCGCCAATATTGAGGGGTTGAAAAAGACCCCGGACGATCCGGAACTCCTCCGACAATTCGCCGCCAATACGCAGGACCTGGCCGACTACCAAGCCAAGCGCCGCGGCACTGTTCAGTAGCAATGGGGAGGAAGCGGCAAATGAGCAAACATGAAGTCGATGCGTGGGACAGGCATCGTCAATCTCTTAAACGGCAGTACGTCGCCGAGGGCATGTCAGAGGAGGCCGCAGACGATAAGGCAACCGCCGAAGTGCGTCGCGAAATCCGCCAAGGCCCGCCGATAGGGCGCCCGGCATGACCAACCAACAGGCATCAGCGTTTTTGCGAGAGGCGGCGGCCTACTTCGAGCGGCGTCCGATCAACGGCGAGGATTCGGCGTTCTGGTCAAACGTTAAGAACGCGGAGAACTGCCGGAAGATTGCGGACATGCTCGATGTCGCACCCTCTCACCTGTGCCATGCCATTGGAGACGAAAATGCCTGAGCAAGCACCAAACATTCAGTTCGGAGGACGCGGCCGGCTTGTCTACGACAAGGAACGGAAACTGATCGTCGCATCCGAACAACAGCAGCGGACGCAGCATCCCGGCGGGTGGCCCCGTATCTACCCCTACGACACTTTTAGTCGCCGCATCCGTGAAGCTTGGTGGGTGTTGAGGGGCCGATGGTCGCTGCATGTCGCGTGGCAGAACGGCTACGACCAGCACATCATGGACGAAAGCGCCCGCCGCGCGAACGGCGGCAATTAGAATTCGCGAATGGAGGACTGAGGCGTGATTACGCAGGAAAAATGTCTAGGGCAGGTCCGCTGGGTGCCACTGTCATCAATGCAGGCACACCGCAGGAAGCTTCAGCAGCTCTGGGAAGTCGTAGAGATGAATGACAAGAGCGTCGTGCACGATGTCCGCCACGAATGGCGCGACGTGCCAGACGGCAATTACTAACCGTTACTGAGGAGATGCGGCAGATGCATACGAACCAAGTTGAAGTTCCGCGCCAGCATTTGAACCTGGCCGAGTTGTCGGCGGCTCTGATGGACCGCAAGCGCATTCCGGTCGGCTTCTTCGTTTCCGGCCTGTTGTGGCAGGCGCTGGCGGCGCGCTGGCGTGATGAAGGAAATGGCGATCTCGGGCCGGCGCCGGCTACCCTGCAGGGTGCGAAAATCGCCATCGATCCGAGTATGCCGGACGCCGAGTTTGACGTTGCATTCACCGAGGAGGCGTGGACGACGCGGCTGCGCGAACTTAACGCAGCCGGCTGATCATTGGGAAGGATTGAGCATGCCCTGGTTCAAATCGAAGCCCGTCCGCAAAGAAGCGATCCTTTGGACCGGCGACAACAAGTGGGAAGTGCAGAATTTCCTCGGCGGAACGCATTCCCCGATGGGGTGGGTCAAGGGCGACTATGTAGACATCGGCACCCTTGAGGGGCTGATGGTGGCATCAAAGGGTGACTGGATCATCCGGGGCCTTAAGGGCGAGTTCTACCCCTGCAAGCCGGACGTGTTCGCTGCGAGTTACGATCCGGACGACGGCAATTGCAGCGCGGGATTGAAGGAGTGAGGCGGGATGACCGAAGATTTCCGGATTGGCATGAAGGTCGTTGCTAACGCTGGTGGGCTTGGTTTCCCCTATCGCGCGGAAATCGAGGACATCTACAAGGGTCGCGCTCTCTTGCTACCGCTTGAGGTGCCCTTCACCGCATCCAGCGCTCGCACGGGTAACTACAAGAAGCGCCGTCGATGGGTCCACCTTGATCGGCTGCAAGCCGCGAACACGGAGCAGTAGGCTATGCGCATCCCCCCGCTATGGTTCACCAAACTGATGATCTGGCTGCATGTCTGGTGCTACTGCTCTGATGACAGCCGGCATTGTGACCGTTGCGGTCGGCCGCAGGCCTGACAATACCAACACGCGATTAGAGAGGTGCGGCAATGACGACGCTGACACGAGAGGACTTGCTAGTTTTGCTGATCGAAGAATGCGGCGAGGTGATTCAGGCTGCAACAAAGTGCCTGCGGTTCGGATACGAATCTGACCATGGCATCGGCTACGGCCGGAACGACGCTGTACTTTCGCGCGAGATCGGTCAGTGCATCGCGATCATGAACGCGCTTCCAACCGACCAAGAGCAGGTTCACTTGGGGGCGACCGAAAAGATCAAGAAGGCCGAGGCCGCCAAGGCTCAGTATGGCCAACGCGCCGCAGTTTTTTCGTGATGACCGATGACCGCGCGCCAAGCTGAGCTATTTCAGAAGGAACGCCGACCCAGGCCGGTGCTGATGCATGTCGTGGACGCCGGCCACGAGGGAACGGTGATCGCCGTCCTCGAATGTCGGAAATGCCAACATCGTACCGGCTGGCTCAAGTTCAACACGGTAACGGAAGCCAAGCGCGGCTTACCCTGTCCAAACTGCAGCAATGCCGCAGGAGCACCTGTCGATGACTGATGAGCAGATCGATGCTGCAGCCAAGTGGCTCGCTGAGAACGTCCTGCGGGTGAAATGGGATGGGCTATATGAAGGCAGCGCCAGAGAGCGCGGGTTTGATCCTTGGGTCCACAGCAATGCCCGCAAGGACGACGTGCGAGACGCCGTGCGCGGGATACTGCGCAATCTCGCCACAGGGGACGCATCCCGATGACAAGTGGAAAACCTGTGACACTCGCCGAATGCCCGATTGGCATGTTTTTGTGCGGCGGCGAATTGTGCCTCAAGACCGAGTACGGCAACAACGAGGGCCGCATCGACGCCTATATCGTATCGTCCGGCGAATTCTTCTGGGGCGGCTCAAAGGGCATCATCGCCGCGCAGAGGGGCGTCCTAGTCACACCTGTCGAGGTGGATGGGACAACGCCGCTGATCCGCTGCGAGTCCTGCGATGGTGAAGGCTATATCGAGGATGACGAATGCGCAGGCTGCGACGGATGTGGCTGGGTTCGCACTCCCGCCGAGCAATCGAAGGAGGACCTGGGATGAGTGAGCGAGATCATTTCGAGGTCTGGGCTGCGTCGGATCATCGATGCATCCAGCCGAATGAGCTTGAGGAGCGCAGCGACGAGAACAATCACTATTACGACCATGATACCGACAACGCGGCCTTTATCGGATGGAAGGCTGCTCGCGCCGCCCTCCGCAGCCTCCCGGAGTGGCAGCCGATCGAGACGGCGCCGAAGGATGGAAGCTCCGTTCTTCTTTTCGAGCCGGACGGGTTGGGGCGGTTTGTCGGCTATTGGAACGTACCGCGCCAAGCGTTTGCGGCCCTGACTAGCGTGTGGGAGACGGAGCCGACGTACTGGCAGCCCTTGCCGCAGCCGCCTCATCATGAGCAGCAAGTTTCAGGGAGCGACAAATGAGCATGGCCATCCGCAAACAGACGGACCCCTTTGCCCAGCTACCTAAGCTCGCGGAGCGCCTAGGCGTTCGAGAGCATGGGCCAGACGATCCGCCGACTGTTGTTCTCCGCACGGAAGCCGGGCAAGCCTACGACCTGTTTGCTTTGGTTAACGCTGCCCTTGATCGATTTGACGTAGCCCGCCAATCGTAAGCGAAGGATCAGCCATCCTGGCGCTGATCTATCTTCTGATGGAGCACTCGGAAGTCCTCCTTTATCGATCGCGCAAACTCGCGCAGATCCTGTCGGATTGATTCCGTAGCGCGATCGAATTCACCTTTCTGCACGTAATTGTCGCGGCCCCATATCTCGACCTCGCGAACCTTCTTTTCAACGTCTGCCGTGTATTGCCGCCCGGCTGCTCCAACCTCTCCGAACCTTTGGTCCTGCGCCCGCTGTTCGTCGTCGAACCTATCTTTCAGTTCATCGATCATCTTGACGATCTTGTCCCGCTCGAGTTCGATGTCTTTCTTGACCGCAGACTTCATCTGTTCGACGGCCCGGCCGAGTTTGAACGCGCCGAGAATCCACGTCGTCAGAAAGCCGAATACACCGAGGCCGATCGTCAGCCATTGGTAAAGTTCCATTAACTCCTAGCCCCGTGAGTTCCGCTAGGATCAATCCCAGCCATGGTGCCGGTCTCTGCCGGCATCGTGGTCAGGCTCGGTCTGCCGTTCGCGCGACAGATCGAGCCGCCTCGCACTCAACGCCTCTTCGGTTTTGGCGCAATTGCCTTGATGGTGTTCGCTACAGGACTCGGCGGCGGCTCCCGCGTGACCGCAGCCTCCCGCTCCTTGCCGCGCGTGTAGAAGTGGAAGCCCAGCACGCTTGCATTAGCGCCGAGCCACCAGGCGATCATGTCCTTGCCCTCGACGAGACGGGCCCACAAGATCGCATCGAACAACATGCCGTAAAAGAACACGAACCCGAACAGCCCCAGATTGAACGTGGCCGTGTACATCAGGATCGAGCGGTAGAGCGTCAGCCAGAAGCCATTCGTCGCGATCTCGGTCGCCACGCGGGCGCTGGATTCGGCGTTGATTTTGGCGACCTCGACCTCGCCCTGCGTTTCGGCCTTGGCGATCTCGGCTAGCGCCGGCCACTTCGCGGCCGCCTCCGCCTCGACGGCCTGCAGCCTCGCCACGACGTCGGACGTCTGCCCTTGCTCGATCGCCATCGACACCGCTTCTGGTGTGGCTTCGACACCGAGCGCGGCCGCAATCATATCCGCCACGGCACCCCCGACGGTCTCACCGACTGAGGATCCGATGATCGGCCCGATGACCGGGATATGCCCGCCCAACACCCGGCCGAGCATGGGAAGTCCCAGCTGCGCCAGCTGGGCTGCGACGTCCTTCCAGGCGCTTGCCATTCAGGCCCCCTTTGCTGCGCGGCGTCGCCGCCAGTGCCAGATGCCAAACCCGACGCCAGCCGCCACGGCTATGCAGCCGAGCGCAATGAGCCATTCCGTGACGCCCCAGCCCTGCTGCACGCCGGCCGCGACGGTGCCGCCGGTGCCGGCAGCAATCACCGTACCGGTTGCTGCCGAGGCGCCCGGCTTCTTCGCTTTCGCCTCGCCTGGCAGCCGAGCGCGCAGCGCGGCTTCGACCCTCTCAGGCGTGACCAGCGACTTGTTGAGGCCGTCCCCGGCGTAGTAGCTCTGCCCGCGCGCTAGGGTGCGGTGCGCGCCCCTCGTGGGCTCGAGGACGGGCAGCGAGGCCCATTCCTGCGCAAGCGACTTTGCGAAAGCCGTCATGCCCATGCGACCAGCGACGAACTTGTCGTAGCCGCGTCGCCGCAGCAGGTGAAAACCCAGCCGGTCCTGCAGGTCCGCATCGAACGTCGCCGACAGATCGAGCCCGAGCTCGGCGATCAGCCCCTTCAGCGTCGCATGCATGAACTGGTACCGTCCGGTCGCGGAGGATCCGAAGCGCTTCGACCAGCCCGGCTGCGCGCTCTGCACTTCGGCAATCGTCATCTGCGTAACGCGCTTGGGCAGCTTGCCCTGATTGTTGCCGTAGATCGTGTCGTACCCGCGCGGCGCTTCGATGTTGCCGATGAAGTCCAGCAGGTGCGCAGCGAAGGGGGGGATGCTCTTATCCATCCCCCTGCTCCGTTTCGGCTTCCGGAGCATCCGCCGACCCGAGGCTTTCGACCTGCTTCTGCAGCTCATCGATCTTCGCGATCGCCGCCTGAAACTGCATGTGCAGCGTCTGATATTTGGCCTGCTCTTCAAGCACTTGCATGGCGAGGCGACCGATTTGCTCGGCGACGCCCTTCTTGAAGATTGCGGAGGCGATGTCTTGGTCCTGCATGTGGGCTCCTTAAGGATGCCCAGCCATGTCGCCAGCACGATCTGTCGGCAACGCACCGCCAGGACGGCTGCCGCTATTTACGCGGAGGCCGCTTGTCTGTTAGGACTATCCTCGGCAGGGGTACATTTCATGAGCATTTTTAAGCTTGCGGCGGCTTTGTCGCTGAGAAAAAGCGGCCGTTGCGCAGACGAATACCCGTTCGGGCTTGATCCAATTTCCCTGCGCCGGGAAGGTGCCGAGTATGTCTGTGCAGGATGCGACGGTGAAGGCAAGTATCCCCGGTGCTTCGATCCCGTCGCGCGTGCGTACTTTGATTGCACCGACATCCATTGTCGGCACGAGAATTCAATAATCACCAGATGCGAGGTATGCGACGGCGTCGGGAAGTGGCCGGGAGCACCATCGCTGCGCGTTATTGGCTCGCATAATGTCTAACGCCACCGCGTATCCGTTCGGCATGGATCCGATGTGCCTGCGTGAGAGCGGCGATCTCTACATCTGCGTTGGATGCACCGGCCATGGTCTGCATCGCGTCTGCGTTGATCGGGAGCTGTGCACCGACGACTATTGCTGCGACCAAGCTTGCAGCACCGTCGCCTGCACCACCTGCGACGGCGCTGGATCGTGGCCCCGAGACCCGGCCAGCGCGTTCAGGCGCCTGTTCGACTGAGCTATGCCGTCGTCATCAGCTTGCGGATATTGCCGCCAGCATCCCGGATTTCGATATAGCCGTTACAGGCAACGTCACCGGACCCGACATGGGTGCCGAAGCGAACGCGGCCAGCGCCGCGAGGGACGAGGCGGAGATCAACGTTGACATCCGTGCCGCCCGCCTCGATGTCCACCGGCACACCCGTAGCCGAACCCTTGAGTTCGAGGGCGTTGACGGCGGCGGCGACGTGCGGAATGCGAACGGTGTTAACCGCGCCAGGACTGATGTCCACTCGCTCGGTGCCTTTCGAGCGCAGCGTGAGTTTGATGTTTGAATCCGATCCATTGGCAGAGACCCTCACGTCGCCGCCGGTCACGTTGGGATCGATCTCGACGTAGTTGACCGCGCTGGCCACGCGGTTGACTCGAAAACCGACCGTGCCCCCCGGATTGATGGCAACCTGGCCTGTCCCCTTGCTGTCCAGATTGAGATTAACGTTGCTGTCCGCACCCGCAGCCGCGAGAATGACACCATTGCCGGCGGCGCCAGGCGTGATTCCGAGATAGTTGACTGCGCTCGCAACCCGATTGAGGCGTAACGCCTCGGCAGACCCAGGCAAGAACCTCATCGGTGCGTCGTTCTTGGTGCGCACCTCCATCCCGATGTTGGTATCGGTGCCGGCCGGCTCCACGATCACGGCGTTTCCGGCGGCCGCTCCATAGAAATTCCAGAAGTTCACAGCCGACGCGATGCGGCTAGCGCGCATCGCGGGGGTGTTGCCGGGGTTCAGACTGACGGAACTCGTGCCCTTGCTGTTCAGGTTCAGCGCGATGTTCGCATCGTCGCCGCCGACGCCGATCGTAGGACCATTGCCCAGTGCCGCGCCCGTTACCTCGATGCGATTTTCCGCACTGGTGACCGCATTGACGCGGAAGCCTTCGGCGTCGCCAGCAAAGACCCGGAACGCGCCATTCCCCTTGGTCTGGAAGAACAGGCCGACGTTGGTGTCCGCGCCCACAGCCTTGATCTGCGCTTCGGCACCGGCGACGCCGCCACGGATTTGCACCTGATTGACGGCGCTGCCTTCGGGGAAAATGTGCAGGCTGGCATTGTTCGGATTGCCGCCGAAATACCAGTCACCAGTCTGCGGCTTGAAAGCCGCTCGCGTGGTGCCGTTCGCGCGCGTTGCGGTGCCGCCCGATACGTAGGCGTTGGTGAAGTTCGTGCCGAGCAGGTCGAACACACCGGCCGACACCGGCCAAATCGTCCAGACGCCATTCGCTTCCGTGGTGCCGAGCACGGAAGCCACGCGCACCACCTCGCGCCTGGCAAAGCCATGCGCGCCGGTCACCGCAACGCGACAAAGGCCGCCAGGCGACTGCGTGATGTTCGTGATATTGACCGACGAAACCGCCGGGCTCACGCCATCGAAGCGGAACCATTCGTTTGCATGGTCGTAGGCGATGTCGAGACCG